GCTGGTGCATCTGCACTATTAGCAAAACCTCTAGCAGATTTACTACTAAAGGTTTTTAAACCTGCAATCAAACAGGTATTAGGTAAGGTAAATAAAGCACTTGGTAAGACTCCTTATAAACCTACTCAATCTGAATTAAGAACGAATGAGTATAGAATCAAGAAAGGATTGACTGCTTTGAAGTTTGGTAAGAAAGGAGCAGATATAAAGAAACACAAATAACTATTTTTTACCTTTCATCTTATCAATTACTTTTTTACCATCCTCAATACCTCTTTCTTTTATTATTTTCCAAATATAATTCTTAAAAGACCAAGATACCATAGTAAGTAATATTATACCAAGTGTTGTTAATTCAAATTGAGCACCTTTATGTGCTGCATACGAACCTAACATAACTTCCGAATAAGTATCATGGCAACCAGATAAGTAATAATCATCATGTCTTATTGGTCCAAGGAATTGTCCTTGGGGATTATTCATATCATCATCAGGATAAAACTCCCAGTTCTCTTCACCAACTGTTTGTAATCCTTCTCTCCATCCACGTAAATCATTCTCCTTTGGTTTTACAGCAGCATTAGTTGCTTTACCATTAATATCTTGTTGAAATATTTTTAAAGGATCACCCTCTTTATTATTAGTATGTTTCTCTTCACACTCTAAAAACTGATGAAGACGTTCATGTTCACGAACTCTTCCAATATATTCTTCTATATCTGGTTCTTCAAATTTAGTTCTAAAGAAAGGAGTTTCTATCTGTGGTAAATTATCTATTATAGCTTCCTTACCAACCTCAAAAACATTACCCCATCCACGAACAACTCCATCCTCATCCGCTTGTGTAGGTATACCCATTACTTAGGAACCTCTTGTCGATAATCACCTGGTGTTGTACTTCTTACGACACCACCTGTTGATTTAGGCAGCATCTCTGCTAAAGCAGAACGGACTTCTTCTCTTACTATGAGTTGAAGTTCTGATTGTTTTGCTCTAACTCTTTTCTCAGGTCCACCAGTTGCCTGATCGATAGCATAATTACCACCAAAGATACCACCGCCACCTATGACGGCAACTGCTGTTCCTGTGCTGGCAACTTTTTGTATGTCCATTGTTAGAAAGTTTCTGGTTTAGATTGATCCCATTCGTTTAATGCTTCAAGAATAGTTGCTTTAAGTTCTCTTCTTTTCTTCCTACCAAGACCTGCTCTAGAATCAATTTTAACTTTGATCCAGTAAAGACCAATTAAAACTAAAGTAAATGGGATTGCATCTGCCCAAGAAATTTCATTCCATGCTTCTACAACATTTAATACTGATAGAATCATAAGAGAATTGCTCCAATAATAAATCCTTTAGCAAATGAAACACATAACATTTGATAATCAGACAATTTGAATTTATCTTGAATTTTCTTTGCAAATTTCTTATCCCACTCTTTTACATGATATAAAGCGTGTGCAACTGGATTAGAAATTTTTTCGTGATCTTTACAAGACATAATTTACTCCGTTAAAGTTCCGTGTGCTCTACGAATTTCACGTAGATCCTCGAAGTTCTTTTGCTTAGTTCCTCCATCATATGCCCAAGCATATCCTTCAGTAATCATTTGTTCGTTAAGCGACAAGTTTGAATCCCCGATATAAAGCCACCCAAGAAGACGACCATATTTACCGACCCCACCAACAAGTTCAGTCCTAATAGACAACTCATCATCACCGTCAATAGCACCTTCGAGCTTGTCTTTAAGCCATTTAGTTGCGTCCAAACCAAGTTTCTTTTCCTCCAAATCACGAGTACGTTTTTCAGGTGTATCCACCCCTGCTATTCTAACACGTTCTTTTTTATATAGATCAAATCCTAAATCAATTGTGACATCGATGGTGTCACCATCTAAAACTCGATTGATCTCTGTCACTCGGAAGTTGTAACAACTCTTCCGACTCGGTGGAACCATCGCTCCCATATTCGTACTCCGTAAGTGTATTATTTAGCATCTCCTCTATTGAAATACGATTCTTCTGTGATTCATGATCTCTTAATTTCTCTATCCATTCACCTGTTGGGAATGAATGACCCATATGTGCTTCTGCCTTTGGAGCAAAATAACCTGCACCAATAAAGGTACAGGCTATAACTCCTAATAGACTAACGGACGCAACTACTTTCTCATTCGCACGAACTCTAAGAGTTAACTCCTTCGTGTGGACCAACATGTGTTCCACCTTCGCTTCCAAGACTGCTATCTTGGTCTCCATGCTCTGTTCCGTCATTTGGATACCACTCATCGTACATAAAAATCCAGTAGATTGAATATCCTACTGCAACGAGTAGAATAGCAATCATTATATTTATTGACCAAACTATTTCACCGTTCATAAAACCTGAACGACACCAACAACATCAGGTATCTCGTGCATTAACTTACTTTCTATACCTTGTTTTAAAGTCATAGTACTCATAGCACAAGTTTCACAAGCACCGCCCAGTTTTACTTTAACATATCCAGTTTCCTCTTCTATCTCCACAAGTTGAAGATATCCTCCATCTGCTTCAATATAAGGAACAAGTTCTTCAAGAACTTTAATTACATTTTCTTCTGTTAATTCCATTTCTTAATACTCTCCTCCCATTCTTTTAATGATGATGAACAATCTGGTGGTTCAGGATCTTTATAACCCTTCATCTTCTTCCATTTATTATACAACGCACCTAATATCCAAGATTGTGAAAGACTTTTAGGTCCATTCTCTAGCAACTCAAGTTGTTTCTTGTCACTTGTGTATGCTTTATATTCTTCTCTCCAGTTGGAGTCATCGTAATTTTTATTCATCCTTGCCATATCATATCGGGCATTGGTTGTTGCCCTGGCCTCATCACAAATAGCAATATACCATAACATACAAACCATATTATATTAAACAACCATGATTGTCTCCAAAAGTATTTTCTTACACGCATAGCAATCTCCACCTTTTTAACTGCTGCAGGATCATAAGCATTGCCAATTTGTCTTAGAATTTGTTCAATAACAAATGCAATAATTGTACTTATCACTAATGGATAAAATACAAAATTTGCAAATGACATTATTGCAATTAGAAAAGTCATCTAATATTTAAATATGCTACTATTATAGCATATTTATTAAACCCATGCTTGTGCTGCAAGTGTTACTGCTAGTGATAAAGATACTCCCATAATGGTGAGTCTACTCATCCACCACATAATCTCGTGCTTATTTTTTGTTATAGATGTCATGATTAATGTCCCATTGGAATTCCAGAGGCCATAAATTTAGAGATGTTATCCACCTCTTCTGTACAACAGTAATCAATAAAATGAGGGTGCTCCTTTAGTGAAGGAACATCCTCTTTAGAGTGTTGTATTGCTTCATATGAATCTGCAGCGTACTCGCAGATTTCAAAATGATGATGTTGATTATCGTGATAACCGACTGTGTAATGCTTTTGTTGTGTCAGGGGCATGATTCTTTCAATCCCATACTAATGTTATTTATTATACCATATGAGTATAATTACGCATTAATATGTGGACTCCAACACTATGTTAGTTAATCATCATCATGTGAATGTTTTAACTTTCCAGACATTTCATATGCCTCTTTATTTCCACCATGACCGTGAGCAATTCCTAGTTCATGCATCTTTGCATGTTCATCAATAGGATCTCTCAATTCTTTCTTGCCACCTCCTACTGTAAGATATAATCCCCATCCAACTAAACCAAAAAGAACTAGACCAAAGAATAAAATAAATCCTTGATCGGGAGTAAGATTTAAATGATGGATCATAGGTTGTTTCTCCCATGTTCCAGGTAAATTATATACTGATGGAGTTGATAAAAAAATCATTTCTTTTTAAAAATAGAACTAATAAAAATTTGAAGTAAAGACTTAAACCAATTACCTTCTAGAGTATCAAACATATACATATTCAATCTAAAAGCATAATTCGCTTCTACTATTATAGCATCTGCTTGATGTTGGTCAATAGGAAGATTATTAAGTTTTTCTCTATACCCTTGTTTATATGCTTTAGTATCTTCTATTTTTTCAAAGTCATAAAATTTGAGACCTTGCCCATTCCCCAATTCCAAAGCTTTTTCAGCAATTCCTTTAAGGATTTGACCCCCTGAGAGGTCGCCCAAGTATCTGGTGTAATGGTGACCAACCAAAAGTTCTGATTCATTTTTTGCTACCTCACGAATACGATTTACATATCTCTCACACGCTTCTGACGGTTTAATGAGAGATCTCCAAATAGGACCATAATAATATCTAAGATCCATCTCTAAAGCATCTCTACGATTTAGATCTGGTAATTGGAGATTACCAATTACAGGATGATCTTTTAAATTACTAACTTCTTCCTCTAAAGCACAATACACAAAGTATAAGTCATTAACCAATGCCCTATAACTTTCTTTATTAACAACCCCTCTTAAAAAGGATTTAACAAAAGTAGTATTCTCTGCTGCAGAGTGAGATTTTTTAGTCCCTTCCTTTAATTGCTTTGCAAAATCTAATACAGTCATAATTATTCAAAGCTAATTTCTTCTTCATCTGTAACATCAAGATCTGGGAGTTTTGATTCTACCCAGTGATCTTTATTGTCTATATTTGCAGCCTGAACATATCGCATAATATGCTCATCAATTTGATGATATATTGGATGCAAATTAAGATCCATATTAATATCGTGTGCTATATCTGCTATCTGTGCCTCTGTGAGGCAATGATCAGGATGAGTCAGATTGCACGATGGTATTCTTTGCTCTATTAATTCGTTAAGATTAATACGAATTTCATAGTCTCTATAAATGGGCATCTTTAAAAGATCATTATATAATTTTATCTATAATTCATTCTAGCACAAAAACTTGGTTTTTGCTAGAATCTTCACATTTTATATGATTCTTTGTTGTCAGTATCTGAAACACCGATTATCTTAAGAGGTGCTTGCTCAATTCTAATTGTTTGAGTAGGTCCAGCTTTCGCTATGATAGACTCAATTTCTTTTGCAGTAACAGGAGGTGTTCCACCATTACCGTTTCCATTACCATTCATCTTCATAGTACCATCACCCTTTTTAGATGCTGTCTGAATTCCGAAGCTAGCTAAAACTCCTGTAAAAACTGAAGCTATAAAAGTTGGATCTATTTTCTGTTGTGGTACACCTGGTATAGCAACATAATTTAATGTCAATATTCCACCCGACCAGGCAAGAACAGTAATGCGTACAGCTGTACTAATGATTGCTGCTTGTTCTTCGGCATCGGGAAGAAGTGCTGCTTTTGCTTTACCA